TTATGAATCAAGGTCCGTTCGATCCCGAATACCACACAATTTACCAGAGTAATTTATGCTGTGAAATTCTTTTACCTACTAAATCCTTTAAACGTTTGGATGACAGCGATGGTCGTATTGCACTTTGCACATTGGGCTCAATCAATTGGGGTGCGTTCCGTAACCCAGAAGATATGCGCCGTGCTTGTCGCATATTGCATCGTAGCCTCAATAACATTCTTGACTATCAAGATTTTTTATCCATTCAATCTAAATTATCAAACGATGAAATCAGACCTCTTGGAATTGGACTCACTAATCTTGCATACTGGCATGCTAAACGAGGCTTCCGTTACGGAGAGCAAGACGCCTTGGCTGAAGTCAAGACGTGGATGGAACACCAAGCCTACTACCTAACCGAAGCGTCAGTTGAGCTGGCCAAAGAACGTGGTCGTTGTGAAGGGTCAGATCAGACTCGTTACGGCAAGGGTGTGTTTCCATGGGAACTGCGTGCCAAAGGCGTCAATGAACTCACTGACTTCTCGCCAGAACTGAATTGGGAAGGCCTACGTGCAGAGATGCGCAGTTACGGTGTTCGCAATGCTACCTCAATGGCCATTGCTCCTGTGGAATCAAGCAGCGTGGTAATCAACTCGACCAACGGCATCGAAATGCCCATGAGCTTGATCTCAGTCAAAGAATCCAAGGCAGGTAGTCTTACACAAGTGGTTCCTGAATATCACAAGTTGAAAAACAGATATCAGCTGATGTGGGCACAAAAAGACTGTGATGGCTATTTGAAAACTGCCTCAGTATTGGCAGCTTATGTGGATCAATCAATCAGCACCAACACTTTCTACAATCCTGCACACTTTGAAGGTCGCAAAGTGCCCACTACATTGATTGCCAAAAACTTGATGCAGGCTCATTACTGGGGACTCAAAACATTCTACTACAGTCTGATCAACAAGCAAGGCTCAAAACAAGTAGAAGAGGCAGCGCCGGCAGTTCTAGAAGCCATAGATTTTGACGATCAAGAAGACTGTGAAAGCTGCAAGCTATGAACAGCATTGAACGCATTTGGGCCAGGGCAACTGGGCACTTGATGGGAAAATCAGATCACGATCGTCCAGATGTTCCTATATTAACTCTTCAAGAAGCTCGGATAGCCTTGTGGCTCAAGACTTTTTGGATTATACTACACGTAGTGACTTGCTGCTTTATTATTGCAAACACAATAAGACATTGGTAATGGAATTTTTAAAAAATATCGATTGGCAAAATCATAACGGAGTAAATCTGCCCATGATCAACGACTTTGTTCGAAATCAGTTTTATGATCGAATACTGTCAAGATATGTAAAAGATCAACACTGTACTGACATTGGATTTGGCACAGGCTTGTTGTCCATACTGGCACTCAAACACGGAGCTGTCCATATTCGTGCATTTGAAAGTGACTATGATCGCTATCAACTGGGATGTGAAATTATTGATCAATTGAAATTGTCTGACCGCATTGAGTTAATCAACGAATATTATGATCACAATTATGAACCAACACCAATCACATTTACTGAAACTGTAGATGGCAACTTATGGTGGGAAGGATTATGGAACAGCCTGCCATTTGATAACGAGTCTGTTTTCTTGCCAGGCCAGTATTTTTTAGAAATGTGGGCAGTAGAAATACCCAGTAGTTTTGCACAAGGGCTGTGCGTACCTATGCAAAACCAATCATTCTTCTCTCCAGGGGTAGATATCGACCCTGCATTTGTTTCTGTAGTTAACCAGTTGTCGGGCAACCTGTATGTGGAGTCTGAATCATTGCCACCTGGTATTGTAAACTTTGAACGCCAACAAGAAACTATATGGGGATGGGTGCCGTATCTTCGAGCCGTGGCAGCAGGATCTTGTGTGGCCGGCTACAGTGCTTCGCAGTGGGCAGCAGACACTGAGTTCTTCGAGTTAACCATACCAACTGCTGGTTGGAAAAACAAAACAGTGTTGATTGTACCACGCATGGGCATGCAACAAGATTCAGACAAACTGTATCTAGACACAGGACACTGGGGTGCTGCAATAAAGCCAATTGTATTGGTAAACCCAGTTTCTAATTTGACAGTCACACACCGTGTGATTGACGGACTAATTACATACTCATTGGAATAACATGCTAGAAACAATCTGTGACATCATGGTAGATGCATACAAGCGAAACTGGATCACCAGCCGTGACGGAAATGTCAGCATTCGTCACCACGACCGTGATCACTTTTACATCACACCCAGCGGTGTGCGCAAGCAAACACTGCAACCTGATCAGTTCAAAAAGATCAGCATTGACAAAAGCATTCACAGCGGCTATGGGTCGGCTGCCTTCAACTACAGTTGGAGAGACTTACCTTATTCGGACATCAGTGCAAATTTAAAGCCCAGCGGTGAAATCCCATTGCATTTTGGGTTGCAACGTGAAATGGGCCAACACAAGGATGATGTTCGGGTAGTGGTTCATGTGCATCCTACCTATTGTATTGCTGCCATGCATGCCGGGATTGATCTCAGCACAATCAGCAATGCATTTCCCGAACTGAACCGATACACACGAGTAGCACCCAATGTGGGTGATGTGCCTCCCATCAGTCAAGAGCTTGCAGACCAGTGTCATAAGATGTTACAATTAGACAACAACGGCAACATTGCTTATGACATAGTGGGAATCAAAGGACATGGTGTTGTTGCCATAGACACCAGCCCGTGGCGTGCTTACGAGCATATAGAAAGATTAGAACATATTTGCAAGATAGTACTTGCATCAGGAAACTACAAATGAGCAAACAACAATACAATTTAAAAACAAAAACAGACTATTTGAATCGCAAGATGTTTCTAGACCCATCGGGTCCTGTGACCGTTCAACGATTTGAAGAAGTCAAGTACAACAAGCTGGCCAAGTTTGAACAAGAGGCCCGTGGCTTTTTCTGGGTGCCTGAAGAAGTCAGCCTGACCAAAGATTCGCAAGACTTCAAAGACGCCAGTGACACTGTGAAACATATCTTTACGTCAAATCTCTTGCGTCAAACTGCTCTAGACAGTTTGCAAGGACGCGGTCCCAGTCAGATCTTTACACCTGTGTGCAGTATCCCTGAGCTAGAAGCGGTTATGTACAACTGGAGTTTCTTTGAAACCAACATTCACAGTCGCAGCTACAGTCACATCATTCGCAACATCTACAACGTGCCCAAGGAAGTGTTCAACACCATTCACGACACCGAAGAAATTGTGGACATGGCATCCAGTGTGGGTGATTACTATGACAAGTTGCATGTGATCAACTGCCGCAAAGAAACAGGCAGCGTGGTCACAGAAACAGAACACATTGATGCCATTTGGCTTGCACTCAATGCCAGCTATGCATTGGAAGCATTCCGCTTTATGGTAAGTTTTGCCACCAGCTTGGCCATGGTAGAGAACCGTATCTTTATTGGCAACGGCAATATTATTGGTTTGATTCTGCAAGATGAAATCATGCATAAGGAATGGACTGCTTGGATGATCAATCAAGTGGTCAAAGAAGATCCGCGTTTTGCTGCTGCCAAAGCTCGCTGCGAAGCTGAAGTGTATCAGATGTACCTGGATGTGATTCGTGAAGAAAAAGACTGGGCCAACTACTTGTTCAAGCATGGGCCAGTGATTGGTCTCAACGCCAACATCCTGCGAGACTTTGTGGACTACACTGCCAAGAATGCCCTGCACGAAATTGGCATCAAGTATCTGGAGTCTGCACCCCGTTCGACTCCCATTCCTTGGTTCAACAAGCATGTGGACACCAGCAAGAAACAAACTGCACTGCAAGAGAACGAAAGCACTAATTATGTGATTGGTGTGATGAGTGATTCTCTTGACTACGACGAACTACCAACTCTTTAAGGAAAACAAAATGAAAGCCATTGTATGGTCCAAAGATCAATGTCCCTATTGTGTTCAAGCCAAAGCTCTGTTGGAGAGCCACGGTATTGAATACGAAGAACGTAATGTGTCCAAAGACTGGACCAAGGAACAACTACTAGAAGCTGTGCCAACAGCTCGCACACTACCACAAATCTTCTTGGATGAAGAACATGTGGGCGGATTCACAGAACTCAGAAAGAAACTAACATAATGCAAATAGCACTAGAACCCAATCAAGTATACACATTCAAAATGAACTCAGGCGAAGAAATGGTTGCCAAAGTAAAAATGTCAGGCAGCGACTGGATCTTCCTGGAAGAACCGGTAAGCATTGCGCCTGGACCACAAGGCATGGGACTTGTGCCCAGTTTGTTTACTGCAGATCCCAAGGAAGAAATCCGGTTAAATACTAACAGCGTTTCTTTGATATCTAAAACAGACGATTCAGTCAAAATGAAATATCTAGAAGCAACAACTGGTATCAAAGTACCAGAAAAGAAACTTATACTAGGATAACATGCCAGCAGTGCAGCGTCAAGGTGATTCAGATGCCGGCGGAGGAGTAGCCAATGGTGGTGTTCCTTCGGTCAAAGTCAACGGCCGTCCCATTATGATTCCTGGGCAACCAGTGACTCCACATCCTCCATACCCACGTCGTGGTCGCAATGCACACAACAATGGCAGCACAGTCACAGGCGGCGGCATACCAACAGTTCGTGCAGGTGGACAACCTGTGGTAGTAACTGGCGACGCTGATTCCTGTGGGCATCCTCGCTCAGGCGGCAGTGACAATGTAAGGGCAGGATAATGGGTATCATAACACCTTTGCAGATCATTGCATCTGCTGGACTGTTGGACAATCAAGGACTGAAACCTTTGCCGGCAGCATTGACCACAGCAATCAATCAGTACAATGCTACCACACTGATGCAAAACTTTTTTGCCGCAGTTGACTATTACAAAGCACAAGGTTTTTTCACAGAAAGCACATTTGACCAGTTGATCAGCATTGGTAGTACTGTGTGCCCTGCCCTGGGCAACAGCATACCAGCATCACCAGTGGGCTCATATCCCAACTTGATTGCTGAGTACTTGACCATCAACACAGTCACTGACAACAGTACCATTGATCCGTCTGGGTTTTCAAACTTGATTCAACAAACTGGTTCAGCCTACCTGGGCAATGGCGACATTGGTAGATTTGCACAGGGATTTCTTGCAGTGCAAGGTTACTTGTCCACTGTGAACTCTTTTGTAAATTCTGTGGACAACAGTCAGACCTATCTTGGTCCCACGTTTACCACAATGACAGACCTTGTGACCAACAACATCAGCCGTGTGACCACAGACATACCCAAGTTTGCTGTGGATCTGCGCAACACAGGCCGGTTGATCAATACAGGCAATCTAGAATTGTTTGGCACACCTGCTGGATTACTACAACAACTGGCCACAGTGTCGGGTGCCACAGGAAGCTCATTGCCAGGTGTGCTTGCTCAACTAAAGAACCAAGACGCAGTTGCAACTAGATCAGGGCTCACAGACGCAGAAATCAACACATTGGCTTCGGACAATCGTGTGAGTTTGTTCAACCCAAGAGGTGTCAGCGCCTTGGCATTTGATCAACTGCAAAAAACAGCATATCAAGCAATGACTCAAGTTCGTGGAGCAGAACTGCAGGATGTGTTGTCTGTGCTGGAGATCAGCACTCCCAATATCAACACCATGGCCGATCTGTTGGATCTTGAAAAGATCATGCCCAACAGCTATCAAACTCTGCAGGTGCCCACTGCTGTTGGACCTCAGCCCATATATCTCAGCAACGGTGCAGTGGACCAGACTTTGGCTCCAATTGTGAATGCAATTTTGCCTGCACCTTCGGGCTGCGACGAGCTGGGCAAAATCATTCCCCCGGCCAACGCTGTGTCCAACAAAGCATTTCAGTCTGCACTGCAACAAGTTACCAACATAGCTCAGACTCCTGCACCAAACTTTGCGGTATCCATGGTCGATTTGCCACGTACCGCTTGGACCAACACAGTACCATATCAGGCCAATGCTGTGGTAGCACTGGCCCCTGCTTCTCCAGCTGGCCCTGCACAATTGTTGCCCGACACTGTGTTTTATAGAGCACAGCAAGATGTTGATGCGGGCACCAACATTGTGGACACCAATTACTGGCAACCATACACTCCTGAAGGCATCAGCACCATGGCTGATTTACCGCTGATCGAAGCGTTGACCTCGGCAGTACCTGCATCAGTGGCCACTGCTTTCAATGCTGAAGCGGCCACAGGCACAGGCCCCAATGGCACTGTGACTGTTTGTGATGTGATTGGTACAGCTACAGACCACTGGGACTTTGCTGCCAGACTGGACACTGCTACCACTGCCATCAACACATTGCAAACTGCTGGTAGCCTGACCACACTGAACAACGCATATGTGGCCATTGTGAGTGCTGTAAACGATGCCGCTGTGTTGACACAAATTGGCAACGCCAATGCTGCCATAGCCGCACTCAGTGCTGATCCTCAAGTGCCTGTGTTAAACACTGCCTGGAACTACATAGCCAACTATCTCAATCTAGAAAAAGGTTTTCAAAATCAAGCCGCACTGAATTATTTTGAACTGGTGTCTGACGAAAAAGTCAGTGTGTATGCCCTGGCCCAAAGTCTTGGTCAGTTTGGCACACAGTGTCAGGCCTGCGGTCCAAATCAGTTTTTGCAAGATGTTGTGGACCAGACCACGCTGACAGGACAGGCCGTGATCGGCGCTCTGCGCGAAGGCCAAAATCAAGCCCAGTTGTCTGCTGCCGGTCTACAAGTAGACATAACTCCCAACGCCACGCCTGAAATCACTCCGCCTTGTGCAGTAAATCCAGTGACTTGACCTTTAATCAACTCCTTGCTATAATATGCTATCAAACAAGGAGTCACGATGTCTTTGCCCAAAACTGTAACTATGACACGACACGGTGGTCGCTTTTGGCGTGCACAGGCCTTTGGCTTGACAATCAGCATCGCTGCCTTGGTACCAGTTCTAGTAGCACTTATACTGGCCATCATAAACCCATTTTGGTTTCGTGATGGATTTTTTAACTGGGTAGAACGCACAGTAAATCGCATCACCGTTTGGCGCAATCGCCTCACTTACCGCATATATTTGGGCACGGACCCTGAAATCTGGCATGCACTCAAGGACCCACAAAAGTAATACTTTTTTACTTGACCAATAAATCCCGTTTTGCTATAATTAACACTTGAAAACTAATCGAGGGTCAGCAATGAAACTACATATCCAGACATATTTTTTTGTCACCCACTTGACAGGTGGCCTTGCTTTTGGTAAAAGTTTCAACAACTACTTTTATATTCCCGATGAGCAAACATATAAAAAACATTTTCGAAAACCCCAGAAATTATTTGAGTTTGTTACATACGAGTTAGAACCCCAGATACGATTGAATAATAAAAAAATACAGGAAAATCCCAAACGGTATCGAGAAATAGTAACGTGGTTCGATATAGTTGACAACGATTTTCTTACAGATTATGAGCAGATACAATTACGACGACACGGCGAAATTTGTGATCCTACCCCAATTATTTAGGGCTACAATCTGCTTAATTTTTAAGCAGATTTTGTTGTAAAAATACAACACACGTTTTGGTTGACCAAATATTCCCAATTTGCTATAATACTTGTATAGTAATTAAAAAGGAGCCAAAGATGTCATACGTAATCGTAGCCAAAGGTACCGGTCTTATTGTTACAGACGGGCCCAACAAGACTCGTGCATACAAAACTTTTGGTGCCGCCAAAGCAACTCGTACTAGACTTTGTACCAAAGCTGGTTGGAACGAAAGCCAACTCAACATTGTTGCTCGTGACACTTACCAGGCTCCCAAGATCACTGTTAAGAATTTAATGACGGGTAAGGCAGTAGAAATTGATGCTGACACACCTTGGGCTTGCCGTGTAGATAGCGAAGCATACTGGAGCAATTGATATGAAAATCGTTTACAATAGTTTATTGTCAGGTTGGTTCATTGTGCGTGGCGCACACCAAACGCCCATCAGTGGACGTTTTGAAACCAAGGAAGCCGCATTAGCACACCTGCGTAGACGCAACCCTTTTCACACAGGAGTTTGATATGATCAGCATCAAAGACGTTAATTCTGCAATCATGTTTGGTAACTTTACCAACACTGAACTCACCAGCATTATCGATGCTGTGAAATATGCACGGGCTCAGCTCACACAACAAACCAAACGCAGTCTCATGCTAGGCGATACTGTGAAGTTTACCAGCAACCGCAACGGCCGTACCTATACTGGCACCGTTCGTAAAATTGCCATCAAGTTTGTGACAGTTGACACTGGTCAAATGTTGTTCAAAGTCCCTGCCAACATGTTGGAGGCCGCATAATGGGACTGGATATGTACGCCTACGTGGCACACAAAGCAGGCCAACAAGAAGAATATTGGCAACAGGATGCTGATGCCACTGGTGTTTTTAAGCCACGTGAGATTGCTTACTGGCGCAAGCATCCTAACCTTCATGGCTGGATGCGTCGGCTGTGGGAATCAAAAGGCAACTCAGGTGACTTCAATGGCGACGAACTAGAATTGACCTGGCAGGATCTTGATGAGCTTGAACAGGCAGTAATGCATGGGCAGTTGCCGGGCACAACAGGATTTTTCTTTGGCGATGACTCAGACGAGCACTATCGTGAAAGTGATCTGGAGTTTGTTCGGAATGCTCGTGCTGAGTTGTTCTTGGGCTTAAAAGTGTTTTATAATTCCAGCTGGTAAGAGCGTAAATATGATCAATGAAATCAACTTTAGTGACCCCAGGTTCAACAGCATAATGGCAGCTGGTTGGATACGAGATTTAGAGAGTTCGGACAGCCGACTGCACAAAGAACGAGTGATTGAAAAAGCCTTGATGGCTGCAAAACTAGGCAGCGGTGATGCACAGATTTTCCTGTTCAACTGCTACCAGGCCTACAATCCTTTCTACACATTCAATGTCAAACAAGTGCCAGAAACCTCAGGCCTAACTGGTCGCGACAATCCTTGGCCAGTGTTCTGGGCCTTGCTGGAAGATCTACGTACCCGTGGCGTCACCGGCGGCGCGGCACGTGCTAGGATCCAGGATTTGTCGGAACAGTTTGACAGCGAAGAATGGAACTTGATGTGTCGTCCTGTAATCATCAAAGACCTGCGTTGCGGCATCTCGGAAAAGACCATCAACAAGGTTGTGGGCAACACAGAGTGGCGTATTCCTGTGTTTGGTGTACAACTAGCACAGGATAGCACAGATCAGCCCAAGAAAATGAAAGGCATCAAACGCCTGGAAGTCAAACTAGATGGTGTGCGTGTGATTGCTGTGGTACAAGGTGCCACTTGCACACTGTACAGTCGCAATGGCAAGACGTTTGAAAACTTCCCGCAGATTGCCGAAGCAATCGAAGATGCTCGCCGAGCATTCCAATACGGTCGCGGCACCGGCGGCCACTTTGTACTGGACGGTGAGATTGTGGGCGAGAGCTTCCAAAAACTCATGAAGCAGGCACATCGCAAAAGCGATGCCCAAACAGATGGCATGGTGTATCATATTTTTGACATTATTCCCCTGGATGCACTCAAAGAAGGCCATTGGAATGTAAAACAACAGTCTCGCCTGGAGTGGTTGGAATCGGCTCAATCCGCGCTGGAACAAACTGATTGTTTGCGGATCATGCCCGGCATGAATGTGGATCTGGACACAGCAGAAGGCCATGATGTCATGCGCCGCTTTGCTGAAGCTTCGGTGGCACAGGGCTACGAAGGCATCATGATCAAGAATCTGGACGCACCCTACATCTGCAAGCGATCAGATTACTGGATGAAATGGAAACCCACTATCACAGTTGACTTGACTATTGTGGGTTTTGAAGAAGGTACTGGTCGCAATGCGGGCCGGTTGGGTGCTATAATTT